GTTTAGATAGGTTGCTATTGCTAGTCCTGAAGCCATCCCCGTCAAACTTGGGTGGGGAATTGCAGGTTTTCTATATCTTGCCATATTATTTCTCCTTGATCTATTGCCGGTGGTACGTTTGCGCCTCGCTTTGGTTGATGGACTACGTTTCCGAGAGCGACCCCTAGAAGCTGTATAGGACTTTTTAGAGATGAGCTTGCCATCCCTAAAATACATGGTCCGTCCATTCTTTCCTTTGCGAGTATACAATCCCACCGGCATAATAAAGAAAGCAAGTACTGTTATATAATCTTTTTCTAGTTCGCAAAGTATTTATGCAATGCTTTGTTAAGTCTAGTGTGAGCGACTCAGAAAAGAAATATAGCTTAGGGACCCCGTCCTTAATGCGTGGCCTGGAGAAAGGACAGCAAGCGGAAGTTAAATTCCTCACTGATCCTAAGCCTGTGGAAACAGAGCACGGTAGTAAGTTTGACATCCAAGTCCTTTTACTATCTCATCCTCATGAGTCCTATTCTTCTCTTAAGAAAGAAGGGAAGAGACTTGTCTGGAGAACTAACTGTCATGTTGTGAGAGTTACCATTGTTGATATGTTTGTCACCAATAACGAAGAATTTGTTAAGGACTGGTATGCAAACACATGGACAATATCATGCAAAGAAGATGGTAACATCTGGATTGAATCATGATGTGTCCACAATGCGGAACTCGTAAAGCTAAAAAGAAGCATGCCGGATTATGCAAGGTATGTAAATTGACAAACCGTTCAGCAAAGATGCTAGAGAATGCACTTAGCGAGTTGTTCGGATGAAGCGACGCTGTCACCTTTGTTTGCGCAATGTAGACCACTTGCGTACTGATAAGTGGGACAAAAACGAAGGGTTCACACTAACGCTTTGTTATGATTGTCAAAAGGTTATCCAAATTGTTGGTACAAATAGGAATAAACTTTAGTTCTTTAATCAAATCCATTTAAAGAAAAGATAAGGACTAGAGGAGTTGGTGGGGTAGCAATGGGTATAAAAGGCGAGTTTGGGGCGTTGAAAGGCGCTTCAATGGCGTTATTTGCGCAATCCGAGGCCTTTCAATGGCGTAACCGTTGCATCTGCTTGAGTTTCGGTTGCTTTGTTAATCAGTGGCAGTAATTTACTAGCTGCCGCTTGAACATACCAGGGTTGATCCTTTAATTCGTTAGCCATACCATGCATAATCGAAAGTTGAGCACCCTCATCAGTCTTGCTCAATTCTTGAGCGGCATTACCCATAGCGCCGTTCCAGAAATTTTTAAAACTATCTCTAGCTTGAGGCAACATAAATTCCTCAAAGTCTATGAGGAGTTGTTCTCTGATTTTAGTAGTGATAACTTCTAAGGATGATAATAAGGTTTCATTTGACTCATCAGACATTAACCAGGACTCAATGCGTTGTTGAGTTTTTAAAGGGATCCATAATGTATAAATTGTAAAATATAGTATGAACGAAACTAACCAAATCAAAGCAAATAGTTGGTCTGTCATTTACCAAACCCTTTCACACTCTCCCAAGTGCTTGGCCTAAATAAATTAACAACATTAACCCAAAATTCTCTGGATTCTTCAGTCCCTGGTGTAATGTCTTCTTTTGTTTCGTCTACCTTTTCTTGAATAAATTCTTTTAGATCCCCAGGTAAATCACCAACTGCTTGAGCAATTTCATTAAGCATCACTAAAGCATCTCCAGTCTTGTCGTACATTGCACCCAGGACAATACCTTTGGGTAATCCTAAATCAATTGCAGGGACTATCTCTGCAATCGCAATTAGATTATTTATTGCGTTAATTTTAGGGTCTACCTTAGACAAACCTATCCAGGTAATTGCCTGAATAAATGGAGTTGCGGCTTTAACCAGTTCGGGGACGATAAGTTCCCAGGGTATATCTTTAGGATCTACTTTTCCCATTGTCGCTCATTATACTAGTCTCATAAATGCCGTTTGAATGTCAGATGATCCACCACTATTATTAGTAATCTTAAACTGTAATAGTTTTTGGTTTTGTAGTTTATCCTGTAGATAAAATATATTCCATACGTCAACCACTAAAGTCTCACTACTATCCAAGATAATATCCCCAAAATCAGTTCCACTACTCCCTCTCACATTGCCTCTTAGTGTACTAGCTGCATTAACGGGGCTAAGATTACCAAAAGGAATTGTATCTGGTCCCATAACTGCAGTAATACCAAAGTTACCACCATTAGTGGGTTTAATTGCTACGAATATATCAGTATACCCACTCATATCCAAAGGCCATGTACCGTCAGCGTTAGCACTAGGGGTTGTGATAGTCACACCATTAGCTATTCCAAGATCTGTTTGTGTAATACCGAATATGGTATCACTTGAAACTATACCTTTCCAGGTTCCAGTCTGGTCTATGATCCCTGTGTTAACAGTTGGTCTTAGAGTTTGACTAGCTTGGATTTGGCTGTCGATGGGTTGATCTATTAACCCTTCTGATACTCTCTCAGACCAAGGCGCAACAGACTTACGAGCCATGATTAGAATTATTCTAGCTGAAGCGTTACTACTGCTGATATAGTTGCGGCATCCGTTACTGCTAATCCGATTTCCATAGAATTTCCTGAAACTATAGACAGGTTAGTATCATATGTGATAGTGTTACTAGTTGCACCAGTTGTGGTTGTAAATGCACACACACCTTGTCCGGCAAAAACACTGCTACCGTCCCTCATGGAATTCCCAGACAATTGCACCATAGGAACAAATTCTTCTGAGGCATCCGCACAACATGATATTGTGATCTGTTTCACTGCTGAAACGTTAGATGGTATAACAAACGAACTGGATACTGAGCTTGATGCTAAATTATCCATTGCCTGAAACGATGTTGTTGCTGCTAGTTGTGTTTCTGATCTACTAATTACGATTGACATTGTTGTTTCTCCTTATTTTATATTCGAAAGAAAAGTTTTGATCCACCCAATTTTATTGAAGGGAACCATTTTCTAACAACACCACCAACTGCCGCGATAGCTATGGCACTGGTCAAAACCTTGCGACCTCCTGTTGATGTTGCTAAATTCATTGCGTTAGACGCTACTTGATTCAAAGCAGAGCCATACTTACTATCTAAAGCTGACCGGATTGCACCAGGGGTTTGCCCACCACTGCCGGTTGATCCTTTGTTTAGATAGGTTGCTATTGCTAGTCCTGAAGCCATCCCCGTCAAACTTGGGTGGGGAATTGCAGGTTTTCTATATCTTGCCATATTATTTCTCCTTGATCTATTGCCGGTGGTACGTTTGCGCCTCGCTTTGGTTGATGGACT